GAAACTGCTGCTAAGATAGCCATGAAGCAAGCCGAGACAAAAGCAGCTGAAGAAGCTGTAAAAAAAGAAGCTGATGAGAAAGCAACTGCAGAAGCAGAAGCTAAAGCTCAGCAGGAAGAAGAAGTTAAGCAGGCTGTAGCAACTGCCGTAGAGTCAGGCGCTGAGCGTTTGGTTCAGGACGTTGAAGCCAAAATGGCTGAGAAAGACGCTGAAATGGACGAAGTCCTTAAGCAGCACGCAGCAGAGCTTAAAGAAAAGTCCGAAGAAATTGAGAAGATGCGTGATTCAAAGCGTGTTTTCGAAAATCGTGGACGTCAGGATGTCAGCTCGTTCAAGAAAGATTTTCTTTCTGCACACATCCTTGGTAAGATTACTCGCAAGGGCTGGGATACTGGCTTCGCGAAAGACGTTTTACAAAAAGCTGGCGTAACTTATGACGCTACTAGCGCAGCTGGTATCGACGTAAGTGTTTCACAAGCTTTTGAAGAGGAAGTAAGATTAGAGCAGAAGGTTGCTCCTCTCTTCCGTGAAATTGCTGTAGCATCTGGTGCAACTGTACTACCAATCGCACCCGATACTGAAAATGCAAACTTCAATGCAACTGGTCTGGAAACAGCTAACAACCTATTGGAAGAAGCTGGTGCCTCTGATAACAACTACAACGTTAATCGTGTGTTGTTACAAGCTTTCAGACTCGTATCAGGTACATTCATAGCGAATGACACCGACGAGCAAGTAGTAATAAGTGTTCTACCTATTATTACTTCCGCACTCGCAAGAGCACACGCAAAGGCAATCGACTCTGCCATTCTTAATGGTAATTCATCCTTTGCAGGTCTCGTAGGTGGAGCTGGAACTGACGGTTCTGGATCTTTCCTCGCAGCAGACTCTGCTCTCGTAACTGACCCCGATGCATCTGGAACTTCCGATGCTATTACTGGTGCTAACTTACTTTCCATCCGATCTGAGATGGGTAAGTATGGTATGAATCCTAATGATGTTGCATATATCGTTGGTATTGACCAGTATTACAACCTCATCGCTGATGCAGCCTTCTCTGACGTGTCAGAAGTTGGTTCCGACACAGCAATGAAGCTGATCGGTGCCGTTGGAAGCATCTACGGATCACCTGTGGTTGCAACTGATGCACTCGCACAAGGTACTAAGGAAGCTGGAGCCTTCACAGGAACAGCTGCCGTTGCCGTTAACGTACGTAACTATGTTATCCCCAGACTGAAGGGTGTTAGCATTGAGACTGACTACGAAGTAGCTGGTCAGCGAACGGCTATCGTTGCCGCACAATCTCTCGGATTTAACGAGTTGGTTGCTGGCGTAACAAACAACGAGCCTGCAGTACGAATCGAGTATCAGTAATTGATACGACTGATTACCTTGGTAATCATGGAAACTGGGGGAGGATTTCCTCCCCTAAGTTTTTACTAATTAACTTATGGCGAATCTAATAACATTACAGGAGTATAAAACAGCAGAAGGTATTTCGGCTCCGAAAGACGACGGCCGTTTAAATGTATTAATTCCTTCCGTAAGCCAATTAGTAAAAACTTATTGTGGAAACAGTTTTGTAGACTTTTATTCCTCTAATAAAACAGAAGAATTTAACATTGATTGGGGCACTTCCGTGGTACAGCTTACTGAAAGCCCTGTCAATGCCATTGTGAGTGTGCAGGAAAGACAGTCTTATAACTCTTCCTATGTAACTCTCACAACGGGAGCGTTCGAGTATGCACTAGATACAAAAACAGACAGTGTGTTACGTACTACATCTGCTGGGTATAAAAATTGGGCAACAGGAGTAGCCGCAGTAAAAGTAGTGTATACTGCAGGATACTCAGCAATTCCTGGAGACTTAAAACTTGCTGTTCTCGACTTAGTTACATACTATCTCAAGGACGAGCATAAGCAACGACAGAGCATAGCAGGTGCAAGTTTACAGAACCAAGGAAGCACTAGCCAGAATAATAATGTATCGTTTCCAGATCACATTAAGCGAGTCTTAGACTTGTATAAGAACTTTTAATGGCTGATTCTAAATTAGTAAAAATAGCAGAAAACATAGTAAAGCAGATACAAGACGATGCTAATAAAAAACTTAGAAAAGAGCTAACAAGAAAAGTTAATGGACAGGTTTTAGTAATTATAAGTAAACGGTTTAATTCTGTGATAAAAGGTATTTTTCCAAAAATTACCACCAAGGAACTGAAAACAATTTTAGACGCGTATGAAGCAAAAATAAGGACTAGTTTAGAAAAACCTTTTCTTGACAGTCTAAAGGATGATAAAGCAGAGCAAGAACGTTTTATCAAAGCCAGAGATGACCTAGATAATAGACAAAGAAGAACTTTTATAGTAAGAACTTATAGAGACTTTGAGGAAGGCAGAGGAGCTTGGAAAGGTCGAAAAACAGAACTAAATAATTTAATAAGAGAGCACCACTTAAAGTTAAAAGAGGGACAGAAAGCTTCTGCAGCAAACGAGAAGAAACTAGATAAAACATCTGGGCGTGACAATCTATTCGGAGCTCAGTTAGGCCACGGAGAAGGAAACGAAGGCTTAGCCGTATCAACAGTTTCTGCGGCAAAAGCAAAGTCTACTATCGCAGGAGCAGGGCTTAATAAAGACGAAAGAGAAGCTTTTGATACAGCAATTCAAAATTATGAAAACGCTGTAAAAGTAACGATAGACCATAAACAAATTATAAAAGATGGAGAGTTAAATAAAGAGTATATTCCGAGTATATTTTTTCAGAAAGCGTTAACAAACCAAGAAATGAAAGTTGCTGAAGCTGCAGCTATTGCTCAACTAGAGAAAGAGTTTCAAGACATTGCAAATCTAGAGGGGTCTACTACTTTATTAGATGCGGTGACAATGGTACTACTAGACGCTTCTGCATCAAAGCAAAGGTCTACAGGAAGAAGAAAAAAGAATATATCGGAAAAAGGAAGCGGAACAAAAGAGTCAACTTTTAAAACCCAAAAAAGAATACCAAAAGCTACTGGAGCAGGGGTTAGTGCAAAAGCTGCAGCAACGTTAAAGAAAAAGGGCTTAGGAACTCAACAGCAATTTAGCCCCTTTAATTTAGCTTCTATAATAAATGAAAAGTTGCCTCAAACTATTGAAAAAAATATGAGACCTCCTCGTCTTCAGAATGTAACAGGCAGGCTCGCACGAAGTGCAAAGATCACAGATGTAATGCAGACTAGAGAGGGTTACCTAAGTTTTGGTTATACATACCAAAGAGATCCTTATCAAGTATTTGAAGTAGGTACAGGATCAACGCCTTGGTCAACTAGAGAAAGAGACCCAAGAAAATTAATTGATAAGTCGATAAGAGAAGTAGCAGCAAATATGGCCTTAGGAAGATTTTACACTAGGAGAATGTAATGCCAAATGAAAGAGCGTATACATCTCGCAGGGCGGGGATAACAACAGCTCTTGCCGAAGTGCTAAGTAAAATTGATGGAAGAGGCGTATTTAAGCAGTCAGTTGCAGAAACAAGCTCGCGATTAAAGTTCTGGGACGAAGTAGAAGAGTTTCCTGCAATACACTTAAATGCGGGTTCAGAGACAAGACAATACCAAACAGGCGGGTACAAAGATAGGTTTTTAAATGTAACGGTTCGCTGTTATGTTAATGAAGAAGACTCAGTAGCAGCGTTAGATGAACTACTCGAAGACGTAGAAACTGTATTAGAAGAAAATAGTCGACTATTGTACCACGATAGAAACGGCTTGGAACAACACACAAATCAAATTACTATTCTCAGTATTGATACTGATGAAGGTGTACTAGATCCTCTCGGGGTAGGAGAAATACTCATAGAGGTTCGTTACTAGGAAAATGCTGGCACGAACAGACGTTCACGACCCAGTCTTTTCAAGTTCATAGGAGATAAACTATGGCACAACAATTATATTTCAGCCGTGATACTCGTATGTTTGTTCAGTTTAGAAATACGACTGACAATACAGAAGCAGCTGGAGATTTAGGAAAGGGAGCACTGTGGGAGATTCCCGTCCTTGATGGATATAGTTTCTCGCAGACAACAAATACGTCAGAGATAACTCTGGCAGAAATGGAAAGTAGTGCTGGTGTGAGTAGAAGGGGTCGTCGTATGTTTACGGACTCTCTTGCTCCCGCAGAGTTTTCTTTCTCAACTTACATTCGTCCTTTTAAATCTGTAGGACAAACAGCACTTGGAACAGCAGCAGATGGAGTACAAGGTGCAGAGACAGGAAGCAACACAGAAGTGCATGCAGTAGAAGAGGTATTCTGGGCATCTATGTTCGGAGCGGATACTTATACTTCTCAACAGTTTACTCGTGGAGTAAATGCTGTGAGCGGAAATGTTCTCATACCAGGAGCTACTAGTAGTGTAATTACTATTCAAGAGTCTAACCGATCTGCATTACATTCGTTCGTATTATACTTTATGATTGATACTGACACTAGTAATCCTCTTCTTTATCGTTTACCAGAAGCGATTATTAATGAAGTTACAGTTGATTTCGATGTTGATGGAATTGCAACTCTTAATTGGTCAGGATTCGCAAAAGAAGTTCAAGATATATCAGAAAAAGTAGCTCTTTCCGCCCGTCACGATGCAACAGTATCAGGCGGAAGAAAAGGAGGCGGAAATCTAGTTCTTGGAGACCTTGTAGTTGATACAGGAAACAACAGAGCAGTACATATCTGCAGTAATGTATCAAGCACTCAAGCTACTGTAACACAAGCAATTGACGAAGCAACTACAAGTACACAGAACTTTATTCGAAACCGACTAACTGCTGTAGATATTGAAACTGCAGACCAAGCGGATAAAGTATCAGGAACTTTCCCAGGAAGTTTTGCGACTGTTACAGGCATTACAGCAGCTAACCCTGCCGTAGTAACTGCAGCTGCTCATGGATTCGCAATCGGAGATGTAGTACGAGTAACAGGAACTTGTGGTATTTCAAAATCTGGAGCAGATGTTCTTGATGGAGTAGACCTTACCATTGCTTCCGTTACAACTGATACATTTACAACTTCTCTAAATCTATCCTCCGGAACTTCAGGATCGTTCAGTGGAACTCCAGTTGCCGCAAATGGTAAGTACAGTCTAACATTGACTGGAGGTAGTTTTAACATTGGAAACAATATTACCTACCTTGTACCAGAAGAATTGGGAGCAATTAACAAGCCACTAGAACACGTAACAGGAACACGAACTGCTACAGGTAATGCAACTTGTTATATAACACTTGATGATGCAGATACCTCAGCGGGTACGTCACGGCAGTTCTTTAATGACTTGGTTGGTACAGCCGCTATGTCAAAGGTTGTGAATAAGTTTAAGGTAACAATGCATATTGGTGGATCTGCCGCTACAGGCAACAACACCGACCCTGCACTTAAAGTTATATTCCCAACTGCACACATTGAAGTACCGACACACTCGATTGAAGATGTTATCTCACTTGAAACGAACTTCACAGCTCTTCCAACAGACTTTGGATCTGCTGACGAAATAACTTCTATCACATACTTCCCACCTGCAACGTACTAAGGATAAGGGGCTCCGGCCCCTTTTTCTTCTCACCCCACAAAAATAATTCTTGACATTTTTTGTGTTTTACCGTATAATTAAATTTTAAATAGGATCAGAGTAATGCCAGACACAGTAGAGAAAAAACCACCAGTTTCATTAAAGAGTCTTATGACTCCAAGTAAAACAGTAGCCGTAGAGTTTCCACGATTTGAAGGTGTTAATATAGACCTTTGTTACTTAGCTAGAGAAGAGCTAGTTAAGTTACGTAAGAAGTGCATGAGCACTAAGTGGGATAAAAAATCTCATCAGCCCTTAGAAGAGTTTGATGAGGACAAATTTATTGTTCACTATTGTGAAGCAGTTATAAAAGGATGGAAGGGCTTAAAATATAAATACCTAGAAGAGCTTCTTTTGGTAGATATTAGCGGCCTTGATCCAGAAGATTGCTTGCCATATACTAAGGACAACGCAGAATTGTTGATGAAAAATGCCAACGATTTTGATACGTGGGTTACAGAAACAGTAGGTGACCTTGAAAATTTTACTGGAAACAAGTAGAGGAAATTAGAAAACTACTTGTTAGATTTGTTGATGAAAGCAATCAAAAAATCGATAAAGAAAAATACTTACGTATCTGTGAACAATTAGGACAAGAGCCTGATCCTTCTAAAATGCCGCTTGAAGTTTCTGAGTTTCCAGAAGATGTTCAAGTGGCATTTTTTATGCACGACTTATTATCAGACAATGGGACGGAAATGTCTGGACATTATTTAGGTAAAGATTGGACTCAATGTCAACATTTATTCGAGTTATATGATATAGAGAAAAGAGACCGCGTAAATATGCTTTACTTTATGAAAATGTATGAAGCTCAGCTAGTAAAAACAAAAGCTGAAGAAAATGAAAGAAAGAGAAAAGCAGACGAAAGAAAACAACAAACAGCGGGTAAAAAATATACCCATAATGTAAGAGGATAATGGCTAAGAAAAACCAAATTTTTATAGACGTAGTAATTGACGATAAAGGCACGACAAAACGTGTTGCTGTTGATGCAAAAAAATTAGGTGTTGAACTTGACAAATCTGGTGCTGCAACTGAGAAAAATACAAAAAACACAGAGAAGTTAAGTAAATCAAACAAAGACTTAGACCGAAACTTGCGGGGAACCGCAAAGATGACGTCTAACGGCACAAAAGAATTCTCAAAAATGTCTCAGGGCATGGGGGGTCTTGTAGGTGCATATGCAACTCTTGCCGCTCAAATATTTGCAGTTTCTGCCGCCTTCCAATTCCTTTCAAATGCTAGCCAAATAACAAACCTAATTGAAGGCCAAAGGGCTATGGGTAATGTTACTGGTGTAGCTT